TTTTGTCGATGGGGGTAATCCCATTAGTTCTTTAAAAAACCAAACGAGGTATTAAAATGAAAACCACTTTTGCTAATGTAAAAGAGAACGACATTTTTGTGAACGATGAAAATCAAGTTTGTCAAAAAGGATATGGCGTATTCTGGAACACAGGTAAAATTCTGTTCTGTTCAGAGGGTAGCGTTGGTCGCTACTACGTTAATCCTAATGATGAAGTAACAGTTCTGACTGACATTGAATGGCAAGCAGAATACAGTTAATAAACCAACAGCCCCACTTAGGTGGGGTTTTTTTTATAGGAGGTGTTGCACTAATAGAAAATATCTGGTATAATATCTATATATACTAAGGTATACTTTAAGAATATATATTAAATTATATACTAAAGTATACCAAGGTATACTAAAGTAATCTTTTTATTAACTAACTAAGGTAAATTACTATGGCAGTATTAGAAGGTAACGTAGCGTTCGCTAACCTTGACGAACACGAAATGTATCAAGGTCAGTCAACTGGTAAGTATTCTTTGGTGTTGTCTTTAGACCCTAAAGATGCTGATATTTTAGCCAGTAAGGGTGTCAAACTACGCGAGTACGAAGGCACAGCACAGCGTAAGTTCAGCACTAAGTACGAAGTACCTATGTATGATGCTGATGGTGCTGAGTTCAATGGTCGTCTAACCAGAGGCTCTAAGGTTCGCGTTCAGTACGCAGAGGGTAAGCCTCACCCTGTACATGGTACGTCAACGTATCTGTCCAAAGTCAAGGTCTTAGAACTAGCCGAAGCCTCAGAAGGTGGCGGTGACTTTTAATGACTGACTCTAGTTTTGTCCGACATGAGCCATGCCCTGCGTGTGGCTCTAGGAACAACCTAGCCAGATACTCAGATGGTCACGCAGTCTGCTTCACAGTGGACTGCAACCATTACGAGAAGGCTACTGGTGAGGTCATTGAAAGTAAACCACAATCAACTAGGAGATTAGAGATGACAGGTGTTGTAGCTTCAATCCCCGACAGGCGTATCTCAGTGGCAACATGCAAACAGTTTGGTGTCACAGTAGAGTACGGAGCATCGGGACAAATTGTAAAGCACCACTATCCCTACTTTGATAAGGACACTGGAACACAGACAGGGACTAAGTCACGCATCGTTGACAACAAATCATTCTACGCAAGCGGTACGTTTGATAACGTGGGATTGTTTGGTCAGCAAGCGTTCAAGAGTGGCGGTAAGTACGTGACTGTTGTTGAAGGAGAAGCAGATGCCCTAGCAGTATCAGAGATGTTTGACAACAAGTGGGCGGTAGTGTCCATACGTTCAGGAGCATCAGGGGCAGTCAAGGACATCAAGGCAAACTTGGAGTGGCTTGAGACATTTGAGAATGTTGTTATCTGTTTTGATAACGACAAGGCAGGGCAGGAAGCATCGAGAGCAGTGCTTGGTTTGTTCACCCCTAACAAGGCAAAGAACGTGGTGTTGCCTATGAAGGATGCAGGGGAGATGCTCAAGGAACGTAACGTACAGGGATTTACTAAGGAGTGGTGGAACGCAAAGCCATATAGACCTGATGGGATTGTCAGTGGCTTGGATACTTGGGAATTGTTACAGGCTCAAAAGGATGTTAAATCTATACCATATCCTTGGGCTTGCCTGAATGAGTTTACGTTCGGGTTTAGACCTAGAGAGTTAGTGACAATCACCAGTGGTTCAGGCATGGGTAAGTCCCAGATTATCAGAGAGTTGGAACACTATCTTCTCAAGAATACTGAGGACAACATTGGTATCCTAGCGTTGGAAGAAGATGTACCCAAGACAACCTATGGCATTATGTCAATAGAGGCTAACAAACTTCTACACATACCCCATGTTAAGGAGAGCCTAGTTGAAGGTGAAGAACGTCAGTATTGGGAGAACACCTTTGGGTTAGGCAGGATACAGTTGCTTGACCACTTTGGAAGTACAAGTGAAGATGACCTACTAGCACGTATACGTTACATGGCTAAAGGCTTGGATTGTAAATGGATTATCCTTGACCACTTGAGTATTGTGGTTAGTGACCAAGCTAATGGAGATGAACGCAAGGCGATTGATAGTATTATGACTAACCTACGTAAGATTGTACAGGAGACTGGTGTAGGTATGTTCTTAATCTCCCACTTGAGGCGACCCAATGGCAAGGCACATGAAGATGGCGGTCAGATTAGCTTGGCAGAGTTACGTGGTTCTGCTTCTATCGCACAGCTATCCGACATGGTGATTGGCTTGGAACGTGAACAGCAACATAAAGACCCTATTGTACGTAACACTACCACTGTTCGGGTACTAAAGAACAGGTTCGCAGGATTAACAGGGTGCGCTTGTTATCTGTATTATGATGCGGATACTGGTCGCATGATTGAAACAACCTGTCCTGTCAGTGACGAGAAGCAGGAGTTCTAATGTATATACAAACAGACAAAAGAGTCATATCTTGGTTTAGCTGTGGTTCAGCCAGTGCTTTTGCTACCTATCTAGCTAAAGATAAGTATAAGGATAATACTTTTGAAGCTGTTTATTGTCGTGTTGCCGAAGAACATGAAGATAACTTGAGGTTTTTGAAAGATTATCAAAAGGCTTGTGATATACCTGTTAAAATAATTGGAGATGAAAAGAGAGACTTTTCTATTTTCAAAGTGTTTGAAGAAAGGAAGTTTATAAAAGGACAAACAGGCGCACCCTGTACTATGGTTCTAAAAAAGAACGTAAGGAAAGCATATCAACAGCCTAATGATATACAAATCTTTGGTTACACAGCAGAAGAACAAGGAAGGATAGATAGATTTGTAGACTCCAACAATGATGTTGATGCAGACTTTATTTTAGCGGAAGGAGGCTATACGAAAAAAGATTGTTTAGAGTTTGTAAAAGATATGGGCATTACTATTCCAATTATGTACCAATTAGGTTATAATAATAATAACTGTGTTGGTTGTGTAAAGGGTGGTATGGGCTATTGGAATAAGATACGTTTGGATTTTCCAGAAGCCTTTGAACGTATGTCCAAATTAGAACGTAAAATAGGACACGCCATAAACAAGGATAAACATGGTGCTGTTTATTTAGATGAGTTAGACCCATCAAGAGGTGTGTTTAAGAAAGACTTACCCTCTGATTGTGGTTTTACTTGTGAGTGGAAACAAGAGGAGTTAAAGTTCTAATGAAGCAGATTGTCTTTGATATAGAAGCCAATGGTCTAAATCCTGATAAGGTTTGGGTTATTGTGGCACATGAACTAGATACTCAGGAGACAAAGGTGTTCTCTGGGTCTACGCTCTATGACTTCAATACTTATATCCAAGACTTACATGGTGACGTATATGAATTGATAGGTCATAACATCATTGACTATGACATACCAGTTCTTGAACGTATATTGGGAACTGACTTTGGTTCTTGTAATGTAACTGATACGTTAGTATTGTCACGACTAGCTGACCCACAAAGAGAGGGGGGTCATTCCTTAGAAAACTGGGGACAGCTACTAGGTTGTCCAAAAGGTGAACATAATGATTGGGACAACTATTCGCAAGAAATGGTGGAGTACTGTAAGCAAGATGTTCTTGTTAATGTCAAAGTGTACTACGCGCTACGAAGTGCTTTGTCTGACTTTGGAAGCGAAAGCATTAGCCTTGAGCATCAAGTACAAAGCATTATCTCAACGCAAATCCACAATGGATGGCTGTTAGACCAAGAGGGTGCGTTTGTACTACTGGCTAAACTCAAAGAACGTAAGTTTGAATTAGAGGATGCGGTGCATAATACATTCAAGCCGTTGCCTACGTATGTACGTAATGTCAAACCTAAGTTCAAGAAGGATGCTTCATTGTCCGTTGTAGGTCTCAAGTTCCTTGGGGAACAGTGGGCTACAGTTGGCGGTGAGTTTAGTAGGATAGACTACCCAGAGTTTAACCTTGGTTCACGACAGCAGATAGGGCGGTACTTACAATACTTCGGTTGGAAGCCTAAGCAGTTCACTGAAAAGGGTCAAGCCGTTGTAGATGAAGCAGTCTTATCAAAAGTCACTAATATACCAGAAGCCTCTATGATTGCTGAATACCTATTGGTTCAGAAGCGTATTGCACAGGTACAGAGTTGGCTTGATGCTGTTGAAGATGATGGTAGAGTACATGGATATGTAAATGCAAATGGAACTGTAACAGGGCGTATGACACATTCTAGCCCCAACATGGCACAAGTACCTAGCGTATCAGCAGAGTACGGAACGGAGTGTAGAGCCTGTTGGATAGCACCGAAGGGATACAAGGTGGTAGGTATGGATGCCAGTGGTTTGGAACTGCGTATGCTTGCACATTACATGAACGATGAGGACTATACAAATGAAATACTCAATGGAGACATTCATACAGCAAACCAGTTTGCTAGCGGTGTTGACACACGAAGTCAGGCAAAGACTTTCATCTATGCGTTCCTATATGGAGCAGGGGATGCCAAAATCGGAAGTATCGTTGGAGGAACTGCTAGAGATGGTAGAAAACTTAAGGAGAAGTTCCTGTCAAACACGCCATCTCTTAGAGACTTACGAGAGAGAGTTAGCGTGGCATCTGGAAGAGGTTATCTTTACGGACTTGATGGGCGAAGGGTCGCAGTACGCTCAGAACACGCGGCACTAAACACGCTACTCCAATCAGCAGGTGCTATTGTTATGAAGAAGGCACTGGTGTTGCTAGATGAGTACGCTAAACTGTGGAACATTAACTACAAATTTATAGGAAACATACACGATGAAATCCAGACAGAGGTCAGAGAAGAGGAGGCAGAGGTTTTCGGAAGGCTTGCAGTATCGTGCATTGAAGCCTCTGGACAGCACTACAAACTTAACTGCCCCTTATCGGGCGAATACAAAATCGGCAACAACTGGTCGGAAACACACTAACGGAGGA